GCTCGGCGATCGCCTGTACGGTGGCCGGTGGTGGGCCAAATATGCGGGCCGCGTTGTTTATGTCACCACCAACCGCAAACACCGCCAACGGGTTTTGCGCACTCCCTGGTTGCGTCGTGCCCCTGATCCCGCTGAAACCACCTTTGCGGGTGGCCAACGATCCGATCTCCACCGAGGTGATCACCTCATCGCGGTTCACGTCCCAAATTTTGTTTTTGGCGTATTCCTTCGAGCCCTTGCGAAATAAAACATCACTTGGGCCACCCAACCGGCCGGCCGCCACGGCCGCATACACATCACCCTGGTTTTTCATCTTGCCGGCGAACGGCCGAAAGTATTGCTCAACCAGTGGTAACTGCTCGAGGGCCGAGAGTTTGGTGATCTGGTTTGAACTCTTGAAACCCATGCCGCGGGCCGTGGATCTCATAAACTGAATCAGACCGCGGCCGGATGATCCGGGGTTGGCCGCTCGCGCATTGAAACCCGATTCAAACGCGATCACGTTCATTAACCACGCCGGATCAATTCCTAATTTCCTGGCGATCCCCTCAACCCCTTTGACAAACGCATCACCCCCGGCCCGCTCTAACTCTTTGGCCCACTTATCAAACCCCTGGCTGGTGCGATCAACCAGACCGTTTTCCAAACCCTGAACCACCTCGGTGCCTATTTCCTCAAACACGGTTGAGGGTGACTGAATCCCAAATAAAGACTTGGCGTAACCGATCACACCATCGATCGCAAAATCACCAACGGCCCTTTGCACCGCTGCCTTGCCGGCGTTGATCCCTTCGATCAATCCCTCGGTGATGCCACCCCCCAACGTCACCGCGGCCGCGTTTTTGATCATCCCTGAAACTGGCGCGATCGCCGTGTTGATTTTGGCCGCGAGGTTGCCCACTAAATTCTGCTGCTCGAGGGCCGCCCCTAAGGTGTCGCCTATATCTCGGGTGAGGTTTTCCGTGGCCAACGCCTGGGCAAATTGCAACGTGTCCTGGGCCGCACTCAACCGGCCCGCGGTGGTGCGTTCCTGGCGTTGCATCATGTTTTTAAACCGCGGATCGACCTCCATCATTTTGGTGATCGCTTCCACGGCCTCGGGCCCTTTGAGTCGGCCCAACTCCGAGAGCTTGCGCGTTTCTGCCACTGACTTGCCGATCGCCTTTGCCAGTAACTCCCAACCGGCGATCCCGGCGTTGGTCAACTGGTTCATATCTTGCGCGTTCACCCGGCCGGCCATGCGCATTTGACCAAAGGCCCGCACCACGTCTTGCACCTTTTCCGCGCTCAACTCGCCGCTCGCGGCAATTGCGTTGCCCCACACTGTTAGTTTTGGGATCTGCTCATCAAGTGAGAAACCAAACGCCGTCATATAACGCGAGGCTTCCAGTAGGCCCTCAAAACGAAACGGCGATCGCCGGCCAAACTCTTGCAAGTTTTTGATATGCTTCGAGGCTTTCTCGGCACTGCCGGCCACGCCCTCAAAACCGATCTGGGCCGTTTCCAACACCATGTTGAGCCTGATCCCTTCCTCGGCCGCATCGGTCAACGGCCGGATCAGACCACCGGCCAACCGGCCGATCTGCGGGATGCCCTGAATGATCTCGGAGATCGCTCCCAACCCTGGCAACACGCCACCCGAGGGGGCCGCCCCTGGTGGGCCATATAGCTTGCGAGAGTCGGCCACTGAGCGCATGGCCTTGTTGATCGTGCCGCCCAACTTTTCAAAACTTTTGCCGAGGTGATCAATGTCTTTCTCAAATTGCTTGATCGTGCTCTGCCCTTTGGCCGCGTCAACGGCCAACTCGGTGCGCAATTTGTATGCTTCGATCTGCCGTGCCATTTACTTGCTGGCCTCGAGTCGTGCAACGTGGGCCGTCCACATGCGGGAAACCCAAGTGCTGTCACTTTCTAAAATTTGATCCGGCATCATGCCCAACTGAAAACCAAGATCAATTAACCATTGATCCTCGAGTGGCAACCCACGTGCGCCCCCGCTTTTGTAATACTCCACGAGCGCACGTAGGTTTAGACTTTTCCCGATCGATCATCCGTGATCGCCTGGTAAATGCGATTGAGATAATAGGTGTCGAGCGTATCCCAAAATTCTTTTGTTGCTTGCACCGGTTGGTTGTTATCGATCAGATCCGGCAACTCGATCACCACGTCGGCCAAAAATTCGATCGTGCCCTCGCGCACGCTCGGTGCCTTGTTGTATCGCTCGTCTAATCGCTCGGCATCGGCAAACGAGATCCCGCGATAGATCACCCGCATGCTTTCGGTGCTCGAGTGGCCGTTGTCCTCAAAAGTTAAATTCACCCGCACGGTGTGTTTGTTGTTTTTGAATCGGTTGAGATCGATCTTGCTCACGGTGTTGTGTTCCTCACTTATAACGTTTGAAGTGACTCCCACGCGCCGGGGGCCGGCTGCCTGGTTGGCATCGGCCCGCGCTCGCGGTTTGGCACTGGTTGGTGGCTGCTACTTTTCAATCGTCGGCCGGGTGGCCGGTGGTAGGTGTTTGGTGGTAGGAAAATTAAGATCGTTTGTTAGTACGTGCGCATTTCTCCGTAACCGTCCAATTGCGTGTGGCCCGCTTTCAACTGGCATACGCCGGCGATCTCATACATGGCCACCTCGTTGGCCGTGCCCCCGGCCCCGCCCGCTTTTAGTGCGTAAGTGGTGGCCGGCGCAAACGTCACGTTATCCCACCGGGCCCACACTTTTTGATCCGGCACCGCGAGGTTGATCCCGTCAAAGATCACACAGCACGGTGGTGGTGTCTTAGATGAAAACTTGACTGACTCGCTTGCTTTGTAACTGTAAGAGGTGACCTTGATCGGTTGTGTTAGGCCGGTGATGGTTTTGAAAGTGATCAACCTCGAGTCGCCGTCAAAATCGTAGTTAGTGCTGGTGAGGGTGATCGGGGTGCCCGCGCTATCAGTTAACACTAACGCACTGATCCCCATGTGATCACCTGGTAACTGGATCACGTCACCGTCTGCAATGCCGGTGGGCAACGCCACGGCCGGGCCCGAGAAAGTGCCGGCCGCCTCGCTGGTGCTATCGCCGTGCAAAATCAACTCGAGGTTTTCTTTGGTGCGTTCCTTAACCTGTAACGTCAACGCCCCGGTGCGTCGGATCAATACGTGGAGATCTTGTAAGTTGGGCCCCTCTTTACCGGTTGCAAAGTTGTCGGCGAACTCGGCCGTTTGCCCATACTCAACCTGGGGCACCTCGCCAACATCACGAAACGTCGTCGGGTTGCCGTCGGCATCTAGAAATGAGATCTGAATATTGCCGGCCCCGATAAAGTATTGTGGCAAACCCATTGCAAGATCCCCCTTCGCTACTCGTAAGCATTAAACGGTTGACTTAAAAACTGCACCGTGAAACCAACGGCCGCACCGTCAACCTGAAACGTTTCGTTGGGCACTATAAAACCGTCCTCATCCGGCAACATATCGATCGCGATCTTTCCGAGGGTGTAATCACGCTCGCCAGTATCCGCGTCACTAACTACGGCCCGCATCACATCGGCCAACATGGTGCGCACGCTCGCCGGCGTGGTGTCACGTTGTAAAAAGATCCGCACCTGGATCGCGAGCTCGTTAACGATCCGTTTCTCGTCGGCGTGTTCCTTGCGCGTCACATTGATCAAGTCAAAGATCCCGAGGGCCGGTAGCTCGTCATCCTGGAACGCAATGGGAAACTCGAGAATTAAACCGAGGCCCAAATCCGTTTGGTATTCATTTGCAATCGTGATCGCCGCGAGTCGTTGCTTTAACTCGTTAACTATCTTTTGCCGGATCGTGATCACTTCTTTAGATACACCGTCAAAATGTGGCCGTCCTGATCATCGGTGATCCGCTCGAGCTTGTAGGTGATCCCCTCGAGCACCGCGGTGCATTGCTTGATCACCTGGCGTGGCAAATCTGCCAGATCCTCGGCCCGGCAAATGAAGTGCACGTGCGGTGCTTCTACGTTGGTGTCATAGATCGTCACCGGATCAGAGATCGCGTTGAGGATCACCGGGATCGTTTTAGAATAACTCGGCCCACTAATAAGACAATCAACGGCAAAGTGATTAGTATCAAAGAACACCGATCGATCGTCGCTAGTTTCAATCTGCATTCAACGCCGCCGCGGGGTGGTGGGTTTTTTCTTACTGGTTGACACCCGCCTTTTGCCGGTACTCGGCGATCCTGCTTTCGGTGTAGGGGCCGCGGCCGGGGTCACTTTTTTTTTTCGCTGGGGGCCACCTCGGGATCGCGGTGCTCGGCCTCGGGATCGCGGTGCGCCGGCTTACCCGTCACCGGCCCCGCTTCCACGGCCCGGCCGTTGCCCAAAAAGATAGGGGCCCAATGACTATCGACCTCGGCCGTGTCGCTGTCGTGATCGGGCCCATAGTCCTGGCCGTTGTATGTGGTGTTTCGGACAAACCGCAATTTTGTTGCGGGCCCCTTATCGTTTAGCACCTCAACCGGTGGCATGCTCACCCCCCTCTAAAAAGTCAACTCGCGATCGGGAGTTACGGGATCAGACCGGTGGCCTTGCAGAAACTCTCACCGTGCCGGATCGCAACATCGGCCATTAGAAAACTGGTCACCTCGATCATGCCTTGTTTCTTCAACCGGTACGGATCCGTGATCAACTCGAGCGTGCCCCACTCGCCGATCAATAGTTGTGACCACACGCCGAAAACTAGGCCGTGCTCGTTGGTGCCCACCCCGAGGTTTTTCTTTAACTGGTTGGTCACCTCGGCCCGGTATCCGTTCACCTCACTGCCGCGCCAAATCGCTTGCGAGAGTTGGCCCGAGAGCTCCGGTGTTACCTTGCCCTTGCCACGCGCCTGGGGGGTGGCGAGGTATGCCATTGTCCCAATGTCGGCGTTGTCGCTGGCCACCTCGGTTTCCATATCAACCAATTTTTGATAGGTGACCGAGCCACCAAACGCCACCGAGTTAACGCCGGTGGCCGAATAGATCCCGGTGGGCTGCGGTGCGCCGGTGCCGTGCAAGGCTGCCAAGTCAACCCCCAACGCATTAACGGCCGCGAGATCATCCATTACCAACCCGTCAACATCGATCACCGATTGCGCTAACAACTGCCGCGAATAACTGGTGGTTGCCTGGGCCGTTTTTGGTGAGAGCAAAACTTGATCGAGTGTTACGTTGGACTCGGCCACGTCGGCCCCTGGGTTTTCCGTCACCCACACCAAAGTGGCCGCCCCGGTCTGCCGTGGAAACGCTACATTGCCTTGCAACCCTGGCAACAACGTGGCCCCGAGTTGGGCCACCATTGCCCGGTTGCGGAGTAGTTCAATAAACGATCCCGCCTCGGTGAAAACGAGCTCGATCCCTTTGGTTGAGGTTTTGGTGTCGAGGCCGGCACGATATTGTGGCACCCCACGCCGGGCCAATATCTGATCGGCACCGCGTAACGCGATCGTGGTTGGGATCAAAATGCCCCCGTGCCGTTGCACGCCGGTGCCCTGCAAACGCCTGGCGATCTCGGTGCTCACCTCGAGCTCAAAACAGTTTTCGATCTTGCCGTCCTCGCGGGTGCGCACGTCGGCGAGGATCGCACGCCGGATCGAGAATTGTTTCTTCTCACGCTCGGTGAGCTCGATCGCGTGCGCACTGACAACCGGCGTTTGCGTTTCTTTCTCACGCTCGCGTCTTTTGTCGAAAACCATTGTGCGAAACTCGGCCAACGTTTTGTTGCCGGCAATCGCATCCCGCGCCACCTCTTGCGCGAGGGTTTCGCCTGGTGCATCGATCACCTTTGCTAGATCCATGATCTCAGTGGCACGCACCACCTCAGAAACTTGCACGGGTTGGTTGTTTTCTTCTGCCATTGTTGCCGCCCCCTTCTCAGAAATCCGCTCAACTGGTTGGGGTGGTGCTGGTGCTGGTGGTGCTGGTGGTGCTGCTGGGGTGAGCTCGCGGCCCACTCCCGATCCGATCACATCGGCCGCGATCGACACCAACGAGATCTCGAGTGGTTCCCACCGCGTGGCTGTCACGGTTTCGGTGTCTTTGTCGATCAAATACTCGTGGACTATGTAGCCCACTGACACCTGGGATCTGATCCCGTCTTTAACATCCTGGAACTCATCGGCCGCGGCCCGTCGCTGTGAGAATTTCACCGTGGCCCGGCATACCTGATCCTCGGTGCGGGCCGTGCCGCTCACCACGGCCCCGATCTGTGCTCGCGAGTTGTGATCACTCAGTAACGCGCCCCCCGAGTTAAGACGATCGAGCATTACCGATTCAGCATCACAACGTAAGATCTCGGTGCCATACCAACGCTCGATCGGAGTTTCCGACGCAAACGCCAGTTGCACGGTGCGTGTTTCCTCGTCAATCGCCCGTTGTGCGGTTGGCCCAACGATCGAAAAGGTGCGTTCCTGTCGCTGGCCGATCAAGTCGCGCACGTTTGGTTTTTCGGTTGCTTCCATATCTCGGGTTGGCCCCAACCCTCGCGGTGATCGCCGCCTTAAAACGATCACCGCGAGAGTTATTAACGAGGAACACCGATCACCTGTATGCCTGGTAAGTGATCGGGCCGCACTCTAATTGCCCCCCTGGGTTTTCGTGTAGCCTGTTAGAAGCAAAATTTTTTTCAGTCTTGAGATTGCTTGCCGGTGCCGGTGGTTTCGCTGTCGGCGTTTGGTGCTGGTTGGTTGGCCTGGGCCGGTGGGGCCTCGGTGTTTTGCAACTCGATCCCGTATTGCTCTGCAAGTCGTTTTTCTTCGGCCAGTTGGATCAATATTTCCTCGAAATCCTCGCCCTCGTCGGCCGCCACCTGGGTGCGCGTGGTGAAACAATTCGCCACCCGTTTAGCGTCGGCCTCAACATCCTGCAACGGGTTGACGTAACCCCACCCGCGTGGCAACCATCGCGGCATGGTAAGGCGATCAAAGTCACGTGGTAACACCCCCTCGAGTGCGCCGGCACCGAGGGCCGATCGCAACCATGCCAGATAGACCTCGCGGTGTAGGTGCGCGATCATGTATTGCTGCCAATACTTCATAACCTCGCGGGTTTCCTGGATGCCGGCCCGAATCGAACTAAAGTTGACCTCGCGCAAGTCGCTGGCGAACGTTGAGTAATCAACATCAAAACCCACCGCGATCCCTTTGAGCATGGCTTTGAGAAATTCGCCTTCCTGGCCGTTGGGGTTGTGTGGTGAGAATTGTTTCACGTCATAACCGGGGGGCAATTCTGGAAAGATCGCCGGCTGTGCTTCGATCTCCGAGGGTATGGCCGCGAGCTCCGATCCTAATTCCGGCACCTCGTCGGTCTCCGGTGGGATCAGAAATGCCATTTGACAGGCTTCCACGCGGGCCCCGATCACTTTCGCCTCAATAAACGCGCCAAGCTCGCGTAGGTTGCGCATGGCCGCGTGGGCCGCGGGGGCCGATCGCGTGGCGTTTTCATCATCCAGAAAGAACGGTATGTAGATGATCTCACTCGCCGGCACCCGCACCCGTTGGCGTGGCCGCACCGTGTTGTTTCGTGAATACGGATCGGAATAGGGATCGGTGAGGTAGTACGCCACGCGCCGATCGTCGCTGTCCACTTCCACACTCATTAACACCCGGTTGCCGTTGGGCAATTGCTGGTTGAATGTTTCGTCAAGGTAGGCAACGTCTAAAAACTTCAACGCGAAACCAAACCGGTTGGGGGCCGTCACTTTGCGGATCAAACATTCACCATCTCTGAATATCTGAGTGGTCGCGAGGTTTTGCGCGTCCACCCAAGTGAGTTTTTGCGACACCGTGCAATTTTCTTTTTGGGCCCATTCCTGAAACGCTCGCTCAACTTGGCGATTAAGCACGGATGCCACCGCGGTGCTGTCACCCTCGCCGGCCCGCACCTGTAACCTGATCCCGCGTGGGCCCACCACGTTGGATCTCACCATGCTCAAAAACTTTTTCATGTATCCGTCATTGTGGGCCAACTCGCGAGCTCGTGAGCGCATGGTGCGCAAGCCCTGGCGCAACTCGGCATTGATCGAGGTGTGCGGTGCGATCCAATCGCTGGTTA